TGCATTGATCCTGCTGATGGTAAAGTCAAAGTAGTAAATTTAAAGAAGAAGCTGTGGGAGCAAATCATTACTGCCGCAGAAGATTTAGGTGACCCAACAGACCCTGAAACAGGCTGGGATGTATGTTTCAAGCGCGTCAAGACTGGGCCTCTACCCTACAATGTAGAGTACCAACTACAAGTACTAAAGTGTAAAGCTCGACCTCTCGATGACGCTGAGCGCGCTGCCATTGCAGATCTTAAGTCTATGGACGAAGTAATGGCTCGTCCTACTCCTGATGCTCAGAAAGAGCTTCTTGACCGTGTTCGTGCTCCTTCACAAGAGCAAATGGACGAGAGCCTTGAGGAAGAGTTTAATATCGGATGATATTATTCACAGCAGACTGGCATATTAAACTAGGTCAAAAGAATGTGCTGCCTGCTTGGGCATTGAACAGGTATCATCTATTTTTTGAGCAAATTAAAGAAATAGAAAAAACCTGTTCGATGCACATAATAGGTGGAGACTTATTTGACCGATTGCCTACTATGGAAGAGCTAGAACTGTACTTTACGTTTATTCGTAAGGTACAGATCCCTACCATAATCTACGACGGTAATCACGAAGCTACTAAGAAAGCAAAAACTTTTTTCAGCCAATTAAAGCAGGTTACTAGAGATATAAACCCTTTAGTAAATATCATAGACATATCTTACGTTGATAAAGACTTAGGCTTCGGCATACTACCTTACACAGAACTCCATAAAAAAGGTAGTATAGATCACTTTGATAAAAGAAAACCTCTGTTTACTCATGTACGGGGAGAAATACCTCCGCATGTTAAACCTGAGATAGACCTAGACGACTTATCAGAGTTCCCAGTAGTTTTTGCAGGGGATTTACATTCCCACTCAAACACTCAAAGAAATATAGTTTACCCTGGCAGTCCAATGACTACTTCTTTTCATAGAAGTAAAGTCTCAACGGGGTATCTACTTATTGATGAAAAATCTTGGAATTGGTTATGGGAGGAGTTTACTCTTCCACAGTTAATTCGTAAAACAGTAGCCTCTACAGAAGAAATGGTTGAAACTGAGTATGATCATACAATCTATGAAATAGAGGGCGATATTCAAGAATTAGCATCAATTAAAAACTCAGACTTACTCGACAAGAAGGTAGTCAAACGAAATTCTGAAGCAACTCTTATTATGGAAAAAGATATGTCCATTGAAGAAGAGTTGTCAGAGTATCTAAACTACATACTTGGAATAAGTGAAGAAAAAATCTCTGGAATACTAGGCACATTTAATGATTACTCTCAAAAAGCTCAAATGGAATAACTGCTTCAGCTATGGAGCAGAGAATGAGATAAACTTAGATGACAGTACTCTTACTCAGATAATCGGAACAAACGGAATGGGCAAATCGTCCATTCCGTTGATTATCGAAGAAGCTCTATACAATAAAAACTCGAAAGGAATCAAAAAAGCTGATATACCTAATCGTTATGTAAATAACGGTTATGATATATACTTGTCTTTTCAAAAAGAGGATTCGTTATACGAGATCACTATTAATAGAAAAGTCAATATAAAAGTAAAACTAGAAGAAAATGGGGTAGATATCTCTAGCCACACGGCTACGAATACCTACAAAAGTATTCAAGAAATTCTAGGTATTGACTTTAAGACTTTCAGTCAATTAGTTTATCAAAACACTAATAGTAGTTTACAGTTTCTAACAGCTACAGATACCAACCGCAAAAAGTTTTTAATTGACTTACTGCATTTGGAAGAATATGTTCAGTTGTTCGAAGTTTTTAAGGAGGCTGCTAAAAATACAACAGCCAACTTAACTAGTATAGAATCAAAAATAGCAACTATCGAAAAGTGGCTTTCCGACAATAAATTGAGCGATACATCCATACTTCCACTGTTAGAAGTTGAAATTGACACGGAAGAAGATGAGAAAGAACTGCGTTCTCTTACAGTAGAAATTCAAAATATTTCGGAAAAAAATAAGAAAATTTCAGCAAATAATAAATTTATAGAAATATTGGCCGGTATTGACATAGATGAAGCCAATAAAATTAAAGCCACTGAAATACTTTCTTATGATGCCCTACAATCCGAGGCTGGTAGCCTCAAGGGAGCTGTAACAAGTTCTAAAGCAGCATTAACAAAGTTGGAATCTCTCGGACATAACTGTCCTACGTGTGAACAATCTATAGACGCTGATTTCAAGCAAGGACTAATTGACCTTGAAAAGGCAAGGGCTGCAGAAGCCTTAGAGAAGTTAAAAAATGAAATTAACCCAGAAATTGAAAGAATTAAAACTAACAATGCAGAATATGAGCGCAAAACAAGTATTGAGCAAGATTGGCAGAGGGTTTATAAATCTATTGACCGCAATCTTCCGAAGACTCAAGTGGATAGGGAAGAGCTTGATGGAAGGATTCTTGGAGTTCAGAGCCGTATATCAGATGCAAAAAACAAGCTGGCAGATATCTCAACAGAGAATGAAAGACGAACAAAAAGAAACACCAGAATCCAAGTAATACAAGAGCAAACTCAAGAGTTTGTAGATCAGCTAAATGAAGCAGAAGCTATGTTAACTACAGAGTCTACTCTAAACTCTAATTTAGAAATTCTAAAGAAAGCATTTAGCACAAACGGACTTCTTGCTTATAAGATAGAAAATCTTGTGAAAGAGTTAGAAGAGCTTGTAAACGCCTACTTAGGCGAGTTATCTGATGGTAGATTTACTTTAGAGTTTGTAGTGTCAAATGATAAACTAAATGTACAAGTAACAGATAATGGAAATATTATTGATATACTAGCTTTATCGAGCGGTGAGCTGGCAAGAGTTAATACTGCGACTCTTCTAGCTATTCGAAAGCTAATGAGTAGTATATCTAAGTCCAAACTTAACATACTATTCCTGGATGAAGTAATCAATGTACTAGACGATTCAGGCAGAGAAAAACTAGTAGAAGTATTGCTAGGAGAAGAAGAGCTAAATACTTATGTAGTAAGTCATGGCTGGACTCACCCTCTGCTAGAAAAGATAGAGATTGCTAAGAAAGGCAGTATAAGCGTACTAGAAAAATAATATGGTTGATTCAAGAGCAAAAGGTGCTCGTGGAGAGTATCTCGTCAGAGATATGCTTCGCGAGTATACAGGTCTTAAGTTTGAGAGAGTACCCGCTTCGGGAGCTCTCGAATACTTAAAAGGGGATTTATATGTCCCTAATGAAAAGAACAAGTTCTGCATAGAAGTAAAAAACTACTCAGACTCTCCTTTAACAGATAAAATGTTTACTGCAGAAAAAACAAACAATCTGATTAGGTGGTGGACTAAAGTAGAACTGCAAGCAGAGAATGGCGGACAAGAACCTATGCTATTCTTCAAGTATAATAGGTCTAAGATATTTGTTGTTACTCGAATTAAACCGGAGAAATGCTTAAAATATTTCTTTATTTCTTGGTTAAATTGTTATATAATAATAGCTGAAGAATGGTTAGAACAAGAAGAAATAGAATTTTTAGGAACATACTAGATGGCATTTAATTTTTCAGACAAAATAACAGGGTCAGGCAGAAACGCTACTCTCATAGTTGATGCTCTAAACTTAGCTTTCAGATGGAAGCATCAAGGAAGAACGGATTTCTGCGATGACTATGTTAGAACAGTTGAGTCTCTGGCAAGGTCTTACGATTGTAGTAATGTGATTATTACTGCGGATAAAGGCTCCTCGTCTTATCGTAAAGAGATTTCTCCTGAGTATAAGCAAAACCGAAAAGATAAGTACGCAGATCAAAGCGAAGAGGAAAAGCAAGCATTTCTAGACTTTTTTGAAGAGTACGAGAACTCTCTGGAAGCACTAGGAGACTTGTTTCCTGTTTTACGATATGATGGTGTTGAGGCAGACGACCTCGCAGCTCACTTAGTAAAAAATCGTAAGCGCTACGGGCTTGGAGATGTATGGCTTATTTCCAGTGACCGAGACTGGGATTTGCTTATTGATGAAAAAGTTGCTCGATTCTCCTACGTAACTAGAAAAGAAGTTACATTAGAGAATTGGCATGAACATTATGATGTAAGCAGAGAAGAATATATATCTCTTAAGTGCCTTACTGGAGATAAGGGAGATAACGTTGCAGGTATTCCAGGCATTGGACCCAAGCGCGCAGTAGACTTAATTCGTGAGTACGGGGATGCAATGGATATCTACAACTCTCTTCCTATAGACAGTAGATATAAACATATACAAGCATTGAATGATAGTGGAGAGCAATTACTAACAAACTATCAATTAATGGACTTATTAACATATTGCGATGATGCAATAGGGTCTGATAACGTATCAGATATAGAGCGGAAATTTGATTAATGAAGATTGATATAAATTATAGACGAGATAACTACTTATCTGAGTTTAGTATAAAAACTTTAGAAGATAGGTACATGGTAGACGGGGAGATCTCGCCACAAGATGCTTTTGCTCGCGCTGCTAAAACTTTTGCAGATGATGAAGCACACGCACAAAGACTCTATGACTACGCTAGTAAGTTGTGGTTTATGTTTTCTACACCTATTTTAAGTAATGGAGGAACAAGTCGTGGATTACCTATTAGTTGCTTTCTTAACTACGTGGACGACAGCAGAACTGGTATTACATCTCACTACACTGAAAATGCTTTTCTTTCGTCAGTAGGCGGGGGCATTGGCGGAAGCTGGGACGGGGTCAGGAGTGTAGGCTCGAAAACGAGCAATGGCTCCGAAAGTACGGGAGTGATACCATTTCTAAAAGTAGTAGATGCAGAAATGCTAGCGTTCTCTCAGGGGGTTACTCGACGCGGAAGCTATGCTGCCTATCTCGATATTGGACACCCAGAGATTGAAGAATTCTTGGATGTTCGTAAGCCTACAGGCGGAGATATTAACCGTAAGTCTATCAATCTACATCACGGCGTGGTGATTAGTGATAAATTTATGGAAATTATCGAAAATGCTACACGAATTGAAGGATTTGATGATTCGTGGGATTTGGTTGATCCGCACAGCAAACGTGTTATTAAAACAGTGTCAGCAAAAGCACTTTGGGTAAAGCTTATCCAAAATCGTGTTGAAACGGGAGAGCCTTACATTATGTTTGGCGACACTGTTCAAGATGCGTTACCAGAGTTCCAAAAAGAACTAGGCTTAAAAGCGCGTCAATCTAATCTTTGCTCTGAAATTACACTTGCAACAGATGAAGAGCGTACTGCCGTATGTTGCTTATCAAGTGTAAATTTGGAAGAATATGACGAATGGAAAGATAACGCCCAATTTATTCCAGACTTAGTAAGAATGCTAGACAATGTGCTAGATCATTTTATCGAGAAAGCACCTGATGAACTAGAAAAAGCAAAGTTTAGTGCTTTTAGAGAAAGAAGTATTGGCCTAGGCGCAATGGGCTTTCATGCGTACTTGCAACGACAAAACATTCCTTTTGAAAGTGCTCTTGCAAAGAGTGCTAACATGAGAATGTTTAAGTATATTAAATCGGAGGCAGAAAATGCTACTCGACTTCTTGCGAAAGAGCGTGGAGACTGTCCGGACGGAATTGGTTATGGTATTCGCAATGCTCATTTATTGGCTATCGCTCCTAATGCTTCTAGTAGTATCATTTGTGGTAATACTAGTCCTAGCATTGAGCCCTACCGCGCTAATGCGTTTACGCAGAAAACTAAAACAGGATCGTCACTACTCAAAAACGAATACCTAGAGCATCATCTAGATGAGATAGGAATGAATGATGAGGAAGTTTGGAAGAGTATTCTTACAAATGGAGGAAGTGTACAACATTTGGAGTTTCTAGATGACTACACGAAAGACGTGTTTAAGACTGCTGTAGAGATAGACCAGCGATGGGTAATTGATATGGCAGCAGATAGGCAAAAGTATATTTGTCAGAGTCAGTCTCTCAATGTATTCTTTCCTGGAAACGTGTCGAAGCAAGAGCTTCATGCAGTACACATGATGGCTTGGAAACAAAAAGTAAAGACTCTTTATTATTTGCGAAGTGAAGCAGTAAAGAGAGCTGAAAACGTCTCAGTTGAGGCACTAAGGCAGTATATATTCGATTCAATCGATGAGAACGCTTGTTTAGCGTGTGAGGGGTAGAATGAGCAATTTATTAGAAGAAAGAGAATACTACAAGCCTTTTAATTATCCGTGGGCTTTTGAGCACTATAAGTCTCAACAACATATGCACTGGCTGCCAGATGAGGTGAATTTGGCAGACGATCTAAAAGACTATCGCGAAAAGCTGTCTCCAGAGAATCGACGACTTGTAAATCAAATCTTTCGATTCTTTACTCAAGCAGATGTAGACGTATGTTGTGGCTATGCAAAGCACTATTTGCCTACATTTAAGCAGCCTGAAGTACGTATGATGCTGTCTGCATTTGCGGCAATGGAAGCCGTACATCAAGAAGCATACTCATTACTTCTCGAAACACTAGGATTCGATGAGTCTGAATATCAAAAGTTTTATGAACACAAAGAGATGTTAGATAAGCATGAGCATCTTTCAAACTTTGGTATGAGTACAAAAATGGACATAGCAAAGACTATGGCTATTTACTCAGGTTTTACAGAAGGAGTGCAACTCTTTAGTAGTTTTGCGATTCTTCTTAACTTTCCTCGTCACAACCTTATGAAAGGTATGGGTCAGATTGTTACTTGGTCAATTAGAGATGAAAGTCTTCACGTAGAAGGTATGAGCCAACTATTTCGTACTTTTATTCAAGAGAATCCAGAGCTATGGACGGATGAATTAAAGTATGAAATCTATTGCGCTGCAGAACGTACTGTAGAATTGGAAGATGCATTTATTGACCTTTGTTTTGAAGGTGCAGATGTACCCGATCTAACCCCGCAGGAGGTAAAAGATTATATTCGCTATATTGCAGATCGAAGGTTGCTAGGTCTAGGCATGAAAAAGATTTTTAATAGTGAAAAGAATCCTCTGGAGTGGTTGGATTATATGCTCAACGGGGTTGAACATACTAACTTCTTTGAGAACCGGGCTACTGAGTACTCTAGAGCGAGTACCACAGGAAACTGGCAAGATATATTTAAGTAATAAAAAGCCCTCCAAGTGAGGGCTTTTTATTGTCTTTATTATACTACGAATGAATCGTACCATGCTCCAGCTTGCTCAGTTACTTGCGCATCTGTTAAAGTTGTCTCAGTGCCTTCATCGTCTCTAGAGACCATTGGAACACTTGCATGAATAGTTAATTGACGAGATAGAAATTCTGCCCTAGATAGAGACGTAATAGTATCAGGAATATAATAATCTCTATCAGCTTCTGCTTCTACCAAGCCCACCATAGTATTATCAATAGGGGAAAGCCAGTACCCTCCATCCATAATAAAATCAGGGGCTTTTTTTCCATTCTTGCTTACTTTGTGTAACTTATACTCTACTAAAACCATTAGGTTCTCCTATTTAAAACGACCTGAACCATGTATCCAAATTACCATTACCCATCGCTCTCCGTATGTAATAGGAGACACTCTATGAAGCATATAACTAGGAAACATTGTTATAGATCCTTGCTCGTCAATACACTTTATTAGTGTACCATTATTTAATTCTAGTTCGCCCCCTGAGTATCCGTCTCTATTAGTTAAAGGAATAGAGACAGAAATTTTACGGCTAGATGCAGTTTCTGGGCCTATATCTACGTGCCAATCATAATGGCCATTTTCTTCGGCTTTGTACTGTAAGAGTTCGATTCCATGAATCATACCCAATAAATCAAACTTAAAATAGTTAGCATTTGCTTCTGCAACCGCTTTACCTATTCTATCAAATATCCAATGATTGGAAGTGTCCTCTAGTGCTATTTCAAACTTATTTACGGAACGAACAGAGGTGTCTAATTTACCATTATTTTCGAATCCTACAGTAGCTTTACTAGAATATAAAGTATCTGATAATGATATTATTTTTTTACATTCTTCCTCAGTAAAAGTCATAGCGGGGTTAAAGCCGGTATGAAAAGTTATTGGCCCTGGTGAGATAGAGTCACATTTAGATATCATATATCCGTTAGGTTGAGTAAATATTTTATTGCCCGAGCTAGCGGCTTCTTTTTTACTTCCTAACTGTTTTCTACCGTCAAACTTATGATCTTTATAAGGTCCGTTCTTATCTACATAGTGAAAAAATACTTGAACTTGCCAAACTCCTTTAAAGGGAGGCCTCCAATGAGGAAGTTCATTTCCTCGGTACATCACTAGATCGCCCGTATTTATAAGCAGAGGTAATCCTACTAAATCTTCCTCATCTTTTGCAAAGTATATAGGCCAAACACTAGTATTAGGCTCAAATCCCAGAGTCATTGTTCCTGAGATTTCACACGATGGGCGGTCTGAATGCCTTTCTAGCACTTCTCCCGGCCTGTAAATTCTTGCATAAGTATAAGCGGGGTCTAGGCTAACTCCCAACTGCTTCGATAAAGTTTCTGTCAATTCTTCTAATAGTTTATCAAATACAGGGTCGCCGTATACTGAGTCAGATAAAGGACATTGAGGATCTTTTTCTAGATTTCCGGCCCTGTGCAGTCCAAACATTCTGTCTGTTAAGTTTTTGCAAGTTTGTTCATCTATGACATTTGACAAGTATACATATCGATTTTTTTCAAAATAATCCGCAATTGCTGTCAATTTAGTCTTCCTTCTTTTCTAATTGTGCAACTTTCTTATCATACCCCAAGCCTGTGGTATGCTCGTGCTTAAAGCCCATGCGATCCATCTTAGCTTCATCAACTTTACAGTTGTCAATTAGGTTAGAGACAACATGATCTACGAAGTCATGCAAGCCATTCGTATCCCAACTCTCGGAAACAGCTTCTTCCGCTACGTATTCACGAATCATACGCTGAATCTTTCCAGGGTTCACACCAATCTGTTCCATATATTCTTGCTCGCCTTTTGTAATATTTCCGCTTTGGCGAACATCTCGAATACACTGAACTAGACTTCTCTTTAAGTGTGATTTAGATTCTTCTTTTTCTACGTCTTCTTCTGAAAAATCTGAAACTTTGCTTTTTAACTGCTCATATAATTCATTAAGAGCTAGTACATCTTTCATTGCGCCTTCAATATAGAGCGAACCTTCTGCCATGCCTTCTCGAAGTTGGGCAAGTTTTACTTTTCCTTCCACTTCATCCCAGTATTCTAAGTTTGGATCACTAAGTTTTTCTTCAAGTTTACGAATTTTTACTTCATTCTTTACTTGTCGCCATTTAGCTTCATTCAGTGCATTCTTTTTGCTTGTTACTTCTGCAGCAATTTGTCGCATATTCTTAAGAGGACTGTGGTAAGATAAATTAATATGCTTCCACGTCCACTCAGTATGACTACGATTCCATATATTTTGCAGCTCTTGAGTATTTTGAAGTGCGGTATCTACTAACTGAGAATTTTCAGCTAGACTTCTGCCTCCAAAGCTTTCTGTCTTTGCAAGGGTGCCTCGACCAAATACTGCTGCTACTGGTACCTTATATTCACTACCGTCCGTAAGTGTAATATCTTTGCGAATTTCTTCGAATATTGCTAATTCTTTTGTATCGTCTGACATTGTCCTACCTTTTATCTAGTGGATTTATTTTTGTTAGTGTTGTTATTATATAATATGACAACAAAAAAGTCAAGCAATATTTTTTCCTAGTTTTGCTGCCCTACTGGCTGTTTTAATGGAAGTAAAAGATCCCCTACGTCCGTGGCATTTGCATCAGAAGAAAAAGAAAACTTTTCTATAACATTTTGATGAGTGGGACTTAAAAATCCTCCATGAGAATAGCCACTATCTGTAGAAGAAGTTCCTGCATTATTTTTAACGTTGTTCGTTAAATCTCCTACATCAGTAGCATTTGCATCTGTTGCAAAAGGAAACTTTTGAATAACATTTGTGAGCGCTGGAAGGCTTCCACCTGCGAAATATCCGTTTTCACTAGAACTTTGACCGGCACCAACAGCAATGCCACTCAATAAATCTCCTACATCAGCAGCATTTGCATCTGTTGCAAAAGGAAACTTTTGAATAACATTTGATTTCCCTGGGGCATCCCCTCCACTATGATATCCATTTTCAGTAGAATTTTGACCTACTCCAGTCTCAACTAAATTGATCAAATTTCCTACGTCAGTAGCATTTGCATCTGCTGCAAAAGAAAACTTTTGAATAATATTGGTTCTCGGGGGAGAGAATCCTCCTGATGTGTACCCATATTCAAGAGAAGATTGCCCCGCTAAGTTTGTCATAGTAGTTGTTAAATCACCTACATCAGTAGCGTTTTCATCTGCTGCAAAAGGGAACTTTTCTATAACATTAAGGTATGCCGGCGTAGCTCCCCCTGCTACATAGCCATTAGTAGGAGAAGTTTGTCCCGAAGCTTGATGTTTTGCTGCTGTAAGATCTCCTACATCAGTAGCATTTGCATCTGTTGTATAAGAGTACTTTTGAATAACATTAGAAAGAACATAAGATGTTGGAGCACCTTCTTGGCCTGACGAAGAATACCCGAAGCTGCTACCTTGAAATGCATCTGCAACAACAGCAGCAGCAGGCTCAAAGTAACTTAAAGAACTCCATGCTGTGGAACCGTCTCCTACTTTAAACTTGCCCGTGTCAGTTTCGTAGGCAAATTCTCCTATTGCCAGCGTCGGATCTGCAGCTGTTAGGTCTGCTGCCAGTCCTCTCTTTAATTGTATTGTATTTGCCATAGTTTTTTCCTAGTTTTGTTGGCTTGTAGAATTTCTAACGGCGATTACAAGATTTCCTACATCAGTAGAGTTTCCGTCTGTTTCAAAAGAAAACTTTTGAATAACATTAGTATAAACATTAGGAGGTCCTTGTAAACCCCCGGCCACATATCCGCTAGAAGTTGAAGAAGTCGCTGACATCTGTTGATTAGTTGCAAGTAAATCTCCTACATCAGTAGAGTTTCCATCTGTTTCAAAAGAAAACTTTTGAATAACATTAATTCGAGCAGTAGCATCCGAGTTGTATCCACCAGATACATATCCATAAGTAGAAGAATTACTTCCTGCCTGGGAATTAACTAGTGCAGATAAAAGATCCCCTACATCAGTAGCATTTGCATCTGTTGCAAAAGAAAACTTTTGAATAACATTAACGGGGTTATTTGGAAAACTATATCCCCCAGATACATATCCACTTACAGGACTAGAATGACCTGCACTAGCCCTATAACCAGATAAAAGATCCCCTACATCAGTAGCATTTGCATCTGTTGCAAAAGGAAACTTTTCTATAACATTATAACCATTGGCAGGAGTGGGCACCGCGGTGCCGCCTGCAGAATAACCGTTTTCGGAAGAAGAATGCCCAGTACCGGTATCCTTAGCTGCCAGAAGATCTGCTATGTCAGTAGAGTTTGTATCTGTTGCAAAAGGAAACTTTTCTATAGTATTTTTGACGCCAGGGGTTGTTCCACCAGAGAGATATCCAGACTCAGTGGAAGATTGGCCTGTGCTTAACTGTATAGCAAGTATAGTATCTCCTACATCAGTAGCATTTGCATCTGAAGTAAAAGAATACTTTTGTATTGTATTACGTATAGTAGGTGACGTGCCTCCAGAAGCGTATCCGTAGTTTTCCCCTTGAAAACTCCAAGCTTCAGCGGCAGCGACTTCAAAATAACCTAGGGCACTCCAAGCGGTTGAGCCGTCTCCAACCTTAAACTTGCCTGTATCAGTTTCAACGCCTACTTGGCCAGCTACCAGCGTCGGATCTGCTGCAGTCCATTCAGCTGCTGTACCTCTTTTATGTTGTATTGTATTTGGCATAGTTTCCCCTAGTTTTGTGAGCCTGCTTGGCCATAGCCAGTCGCTAAAAGATCTGCAATATCCGTTGCATTTGCATCTGTTGCAAAAGGGAACTTTTGTATTGTATTAAGAAGGGACGCATTGACACCTCCTGCACCATACCCATCAGTAGTAGAACTAGAGGGGGCTCCACTATACTGAACGGCTTGAACTAAATCTCCAACATCCGTTGCATTTGCATCTGTTGCAAAAGGAAATTTATCTATAGTATTAGTCGCGCCAGGAGGACTACTAAAAGGTACGTCCATACCTCCGGCAGTATAACCATATTCTGTAGAATTAGGTGCAAAACTGTAAGATCTGGCCACTGTTAAATCACCTACATCAGTAGCATTTTCATCTGCTGCAAAAGGGAACTTTTGTATAATATTAGTATGAATATTAGAAGGGCTGGGAGCTATAGCAGGGTTAAATCCGCCTACTACATATGCGTACTCTGGAGCACTTATTCCACCGGATGCGTACCTCGCAGCAAGTAAATCTGCTATATCCGTACCATTCTCATCTGCTGCAAAAGAAAACTTTTCTATAACATTAAATACTGTAGGAGAAGCTCCTCCAGAGTGGTATCCATTTTCAGAAGAAGAAGAAGCTGCTGTCTCGTATTTGTCTACTGTAAGATCACCTACATCGGTAGCGTTTTCGTCTGCTGCAAAAGGAAACTTTTCTATAACATTTGTTTGAAGAGGAAGTCTTCCCCCCGCAGTATAGCCATGAGACGAAGACGTATTTCCTGAGATACTGAATTTGAGTTGTGTAAGGTCGCCTACATCAGTAGCATTTTCATCTGCTGTAAAGGAGTACTTTTGTATTGTATTCACCTTAGGAGTACCTCCAGAAGCATAACCAAAAGCACTTCCTTGAAAGCTATAAGCAGCAGCAGCAGCAGCTTCAAAATAACCTAAAGCACTCCAAGCTGTGGAACCGTCTCCCAGTTTTAATTTGCCAGTATCAGTTTCATAGCCGAACTCTCCCGCAGCCAGTGTAGGGTCTGCGGAAGTCCATTCTGCTGCTGTACCTCTTTTATGCTGTATGGTGTTCGCCATGATTTTTTCCTATACTTCTTCGTCTGCAGGATTCGTCCAATCGGGGTTGAGAGTAAATGCTCCATTTGCATATGTATACTTATTACCAGACCAATCGTCTGGAATTGTTACACCTTCGACCATTGTTGCGTTCTCGCTGTTGAGATCTGCGACAATAAAGTTAGGAGTTTCAATGTTTGTAGCAGTAAGCGATACCACTACATCATCCTCAAATACATACTTTGATAAATTAGTTGCTGTTTCAATAATTGTTTTCATTATACTACTGTCCCTCCATCAATTACGCTATTGCCGTCAAGTCCGTTTCCTCCGTCCTTTCCGATTAGTAATTTAGTTGTACTAATAGCAACTCCGGCAAACACTCTAGTTGTATCTGCAGTGACCGCTAAAGTACCGTCTTCTTGTATGAAGTATGCCTGGCCTGAAGTAAGCCCTGACTGAGCATCGTCAATCGACCCCGCAGTTTGAATTGTAGCTGTAGCAGCATCTGCATAAGCCCCATCTGCAATACCCGCATAGTTTTCTGCTGTAAGGTTTGTTGTTGTAACATCTCCTGCTTGAATTACAACAGCCTTACCGTCGTCGGTATCTGCATCATCAGCATAAAAAACTACTATTTTGTTTGAATTTGAATCAAAAACAGCCGACATACCTTCATAGATAGCGCCAGATTCAATTTCAAATTCAGTACCATAAGTAATACTATCTCCTGAAACTGTACCGACAATAGCCTTTCCACTAGTATCATAGTAAGTAGTAAGTATTTTATTTGTATTCGAATCAAAAGCTACGGCATTGAACGAGCTTGTGCCGGAATTATGAGTCACTGCGGAACCAAAAGATATACTCGTATCATCAACAGTACCTATTTTTGTAGTACCATTGAACGAACTACCGCCTTCTCTATATACTACAACTACTTTGTTTGAAATTGAATCAAAAGTTACCTTGCTCATACTTGTGGTTCCAGTACTAAATACTACTGGCGTACCAAAAGTAATACTTGTACCATCTACACTTCCTACTACCGCAGTTCCCTTGTCGGTATTTCCTGCATCTTTGTATACAAAGACTACTCTATTTGAGTTTGAGTCAAAAGTGCCGTTAGCCCACTCAATTGTACTTGTCTCAAATACTACTGGCGTACCAAAAGTAGCACTACTTCCTGAAACTGTACCTACGACCGCTGTGCCATAGTTAGAGTTACTACCATCTCTATAAGCGATTACTATTTTATTTGAGTTTGAATCAAAAACTACAGATGAATAAGTCATCGCACCGCCAGAGTCCGCAGTAATAGCACTTCCAAAAGATATGCTATTTCCTGAAACCGTACCTATAAGCACATCGAGGCTGGTACTAGCATTTCTATAAGATAGTACTACTTTATTTTCATTCGAATCAAATCCTATTCCAAAGAAATTTGTATTTACTGAAGCAGCTACTACTGGTGTACCAAAAGTAATATCTCCATTTGCTACAGTTCCTACTGCCACCGTTACATACCCAGAGTTAGCTACATCTGAATAAGCTACCACTACTTTATTTGAGTTAGAGTCAAAAGTACTTTTTACAACTTTTGCCTCACCCGTTGAAAAAGTTACTGGATTGGACTTTGTTTCACTCAAAGTAGTTGTTTCTTCAACAACACTGACAGTACCGTCACTATTTATAGCTACAGGGTCTCCATCAGAAATTGCTCCAGAAGCTGTTGCTTCAAATGAGCCTCCGCCACCAGATGCAGCATCAATAAATGTGTATGTTCCGTCACCATCTGCCGAAAGAACTTGCCCTGCCGTGCCATCAGTAATGCTGAGGTCAGTGAGCACAGAAGGTATAGTAGGAGTACCTGTAAGATCACTATAAGCACCACTAGTTGCTACAGTTGCTAGATCAGCACTATTTGCTTTTGTGGCAAGCGAAGTTGTTACCGTATTAGAGAAATTTGCATCATCACCTAAAGCTGCGGCCAGTTCGTTAAGAGTATCTAACGTGCCAGGAGCAGAAGCAACCAAATCATCTATAGCTGTAGTAATGTCTGCTGCGGTTGCATAAGATGTAGCATCTAAAGCATAGGAAAGACTACTCCATGCTGTGGAACCGTCTCCTATTTTTAATTTAAGAGTATCAGTTTCAAAGCCTAACTCACCTACTGCGAGAACGGGATTTGCGGAGGTCCAATTTGCCGCTGTATCCCTTCTTATTTGTATTCTATCCGCCATTTGCGTCTCCTCCTGTATATCCTGCTAATGCTGAATAAGTTGCAGTAGCTGTCCCAGCATCAATTGTTCTTAAAAATATGTTTACAGTTGCACCATCAACTCCAGTCGGCGTTGCGGAAGAGTTGATAACTCTGTCTAGATTATTTAATATATCAGCATTAAGAGCAAACCCCGCTTGAGACACTCCCAAATACTTTTGTTGTGAATAAAGTGCCATGATTATCTCTCAGTAAATATCCAGCCTCTGGAAGAGTTATAATAAACTAAAGTAAAAGCAGCTCCGTTTATGTCGATCGTCATATCCGCAGCCTCTCCATCAATTTTTTCACCGTTCCTATCAATTGTAATATTATTTGTTGCTGCAGTATTTGTTCCATCAATAAAAGCTATTTCATCACCCAGAATAGGACTTGCAGGGAGTGTCATTGTGAGAGCTGAAGAGCTACTATCAACTATGACTTTATCTCCTGCGCTAAGAGTGGCGTTTGTAGTTTTTTCTACAAAGCTAGAGCTGGAGCCTCCTCCAACTTGTATAACTGAAGCAGTACCGTCATCTTTTTTTATAAATAACTTACCATCATAAGTATTTATAGCTACTTCACCTAGTTCTAGTTGAGAAGTACTAGGAACGTTCCCCGAAACCGAAGAACGTTTTAATTTAATAGTTTGTGCAGCCATTAGGCCTCTCCTATAAAAATTGCGTATATACGCAGGAGGTTAATCTTTAAGAAAAAGTTCCACCATCAATAGTAGCAATCTCTACTGCTCCTGACGTCACTGAAAATTGTGTTGAGTCAAAAGAGGCAACACCTACACTTGAGGTAGTTGCAAGGCTATTTTCAATTGTTACTGCTCCTGCAGCATTTGTAATACTTACTCCATTTGAACCCGCAGTAAGAGTTGAGAGTTCCATATCACCATTTGATGTATTTCCTATTAAGAGTTGGCCGTCTGTAGGTGCAGAACCATCTACGGAAGTAATAGAACCCGCTAGATCTAGACTTCCAAAGGATACGTCTCCGGCATTACCAGAAAATACTTCTGAAGTATTTGTAGCATCAGAGATAAAAGTAAACTTGCTTGTTGAATCATCAAATCCAAAAAAGCCCACTTTAGCATTTGTACCATCATGCCAGTTAAACTCTATACCTCTATCTTTGTTATCATCAGATGCAGGTGCTGAATCTCCGCCAAGAGTGAAGATTGGGTCGTCAACAGTAACAGTTGTCGAGTTTACAGTTGTTGTAGTACCACTTACAGTAAGATTTCCAGTTACAGTAAGATTATTTCCTACTGTTACATTGTCAGGAAGTCCTACTTGAATTTGATTTGCAGTTACGGCAGTTTCAATCTCATTTGAAGTGCCTACAATAGAGACAGTTTCTCCATTGTTTATTGCATTTGCAGACCCCGTATCTCCATCAATAGTAAAGAAGATAGTGTTCCAAGATAACTGACCTGATCCATTTGTACCTAAGTATTGACCATTTGAGCCATCTGCTTGTGGCCAATTTTGACCGTCAAGAACAATACTTCCTGTAGTATCTGGAGTTATTTCAATATTTCCAGCTGAAGCAGATACTATAGAATTACCATTTACGTCCAGGTCTCCTCCGAGTTGGGGAGTTGTATCTTCTGATACATTTCCCAAACCCCCACTAGATACTGCAGCCCAAGAAAGTTGCCCAGCTCCATTGGTCTTTAAGTAATAGTCTGCTGTTCCATCTGCTTGAGGCCAGCTCTGCCCATCAAGAACAATACTACCTGTACCATTAGGAGTAATTGCAATATCTCCGTTTGAAGCAGATACTATAGAATTACCGTTTACATCTAGATCTCCTCCGAGTTGGGGAGTTGTATCCTCTGATAGATCCGAAACTACATTTGTCCAGGACAGTACACCAGATCCATTTGTTTTTAATACTTGGTCCGCACTGCCAGCACTAGTAGGTAAAGTAAGAGTATAAGTAGCTGCTGCACTGTGAGCAGGCCCCTGTACTGTTACTCCATGAGTATTAACTTCACAATTAAAGGTTAGTTTTCCAGAGCCTCTAGTTGCATTGCCTGCTAATATTACACCTCCAGTACCGTTAGGGTCTAGAGAGATATCCGCATTTGAAGTAGTTACAAGATCATTGCCATTTAAATCTAAGTCTCCACCCAACTGTGGAGTAGTATCTTCTAATATATTTGCTAACCTAGAAACCCAAGAAAGTTGCCCAGATCCATTAGTTTGAAGAACGTAATTTGCTGTTCCATCTGCTTGCGGCCAGCTCTGCGCGTCTAAAACAATACTACCCCCACCATTTGGGGTAATTAAAATATTTCCATTTAGATCTGTAGATGTAATTGAGTTTCCATTAAAAGTTAGATTATCAACATTTAACACGTCTAACTTACTATCTGAATCTACAATAAGAGCACTACTAGCAGTCACGGTGCCTGCAGTATGATCTAGTAAGTCTGTAAAAAACTTACCACCAATCGCATCGATATCCCCTGTAGAGCCTCCAGGACGGCCTATAAAGAGTTTATCGGAGCTACTCGAATAAGCTATTTCTCCGTTTTCAAGTGAAGTAGGCGCCGCGGTCGAAGTACTACGTTTAATTTTAATAAGTTGTGTCATTAGTTTTTCTCTTTAATAGCCTTAAAAGGCCCCTGCGTCTAGAGTATCTGAGTCTCCGCCCGCATCTCCTAATAGTATAGGTACCCATTCAAAAATTTGTGTAGAAGTTTCTCTATAAACATACAGTTGTTCAGTAGTAGTATTGTACCAAGTGTCCCCCTCATTTAAATTAGTAGTTGGAGTATCTGCTTGGCTAAAAGAATTATCTGCTAATTGTTTAATAGCATCTTCTAGATTATCTGCAGTAATATTTGCATACCCTGGAAAAGTTACTGCTGAAGCAGTAGTTGAACTGACTCCTACACTCGGGACGGCAGCTGTGTTAATAGTTAGTTCTGTAGTTGTACCTACTATTTCTAAAGATATTGCCATTATCGTGTGATTTCTCTGGTGATCGTTACCTGTCCTTGCAATAGACGAACAACAACTGAATCACTGCCTTGATAAATCTCTAAATCATAGTAATAAATGCCGGCAGAAATATCTTTACTTACCGCATTAGACATTTCCATTCTAATTTTACCGTCTGTAGGACTAGGAATGCTGCAAACAAAAGACCCCGCTATAGTGGGAGCATCTTTTGTTTTTCTAAGCTGAGAGCGAGCGGAGTACCCCGTAAGATTTTTTACTACAGAATCTTCTTTCATAATCATTTCTAAAGCAAAGTCCGTGCCTTGGTCTAGATTAAAATTATAGGTAGCTGCACTCATTTGAAATTCTCCATGGTGAAATTATAGCAAACCAAACATTTTAAGTCAAGAAATATTTTTGGTTAGGTATAGATGACTTTTTAATTAGATTCTAGATCTATTATACGTGATTCTAAGGCTTCTATTTTTACTTGCTGTTCTTGTATAGCTTTTACTAGTACCGCACATAAGGCATCTAATTTTAAAGACTGAATTTGATTTGCGGCATCTTTCTCTCCCTCAACTGCGCTAGGAATAACTTGAGCAAGTTCATGGGCTATAAAACCTTCTCTATTTACTCCGTCAGCTGTCCAGCTAAAATTAGAGTTATTAGCATAAGTATATGTAACAGGCCTAATTTGATTGATTCTAGAAATAGCTTCCTGAGTCTGAGTTTGAATATTATCTTTTATTCTATAATCTGAAGAAACCGAAATATTACCAACATTTGTAGTATCCACCCATAATTGAGCTGCAGACCCCGTCCACCAAAAATTGAAGCTATTACCTGTACTAGTACCATTTGTTCCTTGTCGCCCTTTTATTCCTTTAGAAGCAACAGTATCGTTCACAGTTAAAGTTCCATTAAAAAACCCATTTCCTGCAGTAGTTACATTAAATTTCTCAGAACTATTAGACCAACCTCTAGTGATATAACTAGAGTCGCAAAAAGTTATAAAAGCATCACTTGCAGTACCCCAAATAGACCCCGTATCTTTAGCAAAACCTCCGGCGGTTCCGTATCTTGCTACTCCTGCAAAACCGAAAGAGCCAGTATTAGTTCCTGTATACTCCGAAAATATTGTTGCACACGCTCCAGTATGAGTAGATCCAAATCTAGCAGTTGTATCGTACCCTGTACCTTGGATAGTAACTCCAGAGCTAGCTAATTGGAACGTATGGCTAGACTCTGAAAAAGTAGTGTTAGAGTTAAGTGCTGATAAATTGACTGTACCTGTAGTTATGTTACCGCCATCAATAGTAGTAATTGTAGAGCCGTCTAACTGAAAATCTCCTGAGCTAAACGTCACTAAGCCTTCAAAGTTATGCCCAAGTTCAGGAGAATCGAACTCTAGTTCTCCGTTGGAACTAGTTCCTATTGTATCGGTCGAGCTAGATTGAACAACTCTGTAACGTGAATAATAATATTTTCCATTTGCACCTGCTCCCATTTCTGGGGGACTTTGTTGCCACCCAGAACGCATTCCAACGATATTACCGGTTGACCAGTAGTAATAAACTGACCCATCGTCTGGACCTGAGGGAGCACTTGTAGTTGCAGTATTATAGTAAACATAGCCTTCCGCAGTTCTTACCCCATCAGCACCATCTGTGCCATCTGTGCCATTAGTACCATTAATACCATCTGCACCATCTGCACCATCTGCACCATCTGCGCCTTCAAAAGAGGGAGTAATACTTATGTTAAACTTAGGATTGTATTGAGTACCATCACTAGAAGTTACATATATGGATAACTCATATTGTGTAGCTTGAGTAAGATTTCCTGCAAAAGCCCCTAAAGTAGCTCCCACACTTCCAGAGCCTGTAATTGTTGGCTCTGTTAAAGTATCCCCCGAAACTTTAGTAATATTTAAATTATATCTACCGTTAGTTCCCGGATACGATGTTGTTTGAGTATTACTATTTAGTACTAGCTCTGTTGTTCCATCGAATATATTTAAGTTTCCACCACTTCCAGTCCAAGTTTCTATGCCAGTATTTGTTACAGGAACTGTATGTGATTGATTGCTGTAAAAAGTTGTAATTGCATCTACACCATCGCCTCCAGCTACTCCGTCTGCTCCGTCTGCTCCGTCTGCTCCGTCTGCTCCGTCGGTACCAGGCTGTATTGCTCCCATAGTAATATGGTCTCTAGCAAGTATACTGGAGCTAGTGCTGCCTTCTCTAATTTCAACTTCAATTTCGTCGGGCATACTAGAAATATTAGACTGAGGCGTATATGTGTAAGTATTGCTTGTTGTATGCTGAACAGAGCTATTGTTCAAAAAGAACTTATAATATACCGTTCCGCTGGTATTATTTGCAGATGCAGTGATAGTTGTATTAGAGGGGCTAGGAGAGGATCCTGCTGCAGAATATGTAAATATATTAGTTCCTGCAGTTAAATCTACAGATCTTGCGTCTGTTCCTGCAGATCCATCTGCACCATCGGCTCCCGCAACTCCATCTACGCCAGCGCTTGATTTACTAAAAGTTTGCTTTTGAGTTCCTGTTACAAGATTTTCTATGTTCAAGGTATAAGTAATAA